CAACATAAGCACGTTGAGCTTTACGTCCAAAGTATGCTACTTGATTTAAATCTTGTCCACTTACGCTGACCCAACGGTCTTCGTAATAGTTGGTCATCAATTCATTTTCTTGACGTGGGTTAGACTCATTAGTATTAATATAACCTTTTTGGTATTTCTTAATATTGAATCCACTTCTACGTGTGTTCCACATTAGCATGTCACGTGGATATGCTGTTGGATCTGGAGCATCTGGATCTAAGAAGTTACTAGTTGCTAGTTCTGCAATTGAACTTGCTGTACCTGATTCACCATCAATGTTCCAACGTGCATCTGCATAAATGATACCATAACTACTTGTGTGATCTGTTGTGTCAATTGCGTCCCAAGATTTAGCAAGATTGTTCCAACGTTTAATGTTTTGACCATACTCATCTTGATTACTTGTATCAACCCAAATATCACCTACATAGCGGTTAGTATTGGATGGTCTACTTGCACCAACAATAACTTTAGCATTTGCATAACGGCTTTGTAATCCTACCCATGTAGTACCGTTGTGTACCATAATGTCCACTTGGTCTTGGTAACCTGCATACCATAATGTGCCATCTGCAGGAGTACTGCTTGGCTGTGACGGACCAGTTGTATAATGTGACACGCTATAATCAAATAGTGATGTCCAGTTGCTAATACGGTAACCGCCAGCAAAATCTGCATCTGCTGTTGGTGCGGCAAATACTCTATCACCAACTGACAAATCTAATGTTGTTAATGGAGTATCAACTGTTTGGCCAACATAAATTTCACCACCTAAAGTATGTGTAAACTTAACTTGTTTAGTACCGCTAATCCATTCAACACGTAGGTTAGGAATAGATTTGGTATTAACAATACGTACAAAATCTTCTAAGTTGTCACCACTTGCAACTACAATTTCTACTGGAGCAGTTCTTGCGACAGTTCCTGTACCGCTTACGCTGATAATAATTGTGCCTGCATTTGAGCCAAAATTTGCATCAGATTGTTTAGCAGGAGTAGTAGCAACTGTTGTGCCTGTATGAGCACGTGCCATTAATTTAAAGTTAGCTTTGCCATCTGCTTCAAAATTTGTATCAACAAACAATGAACCTAGTGCAATATTTGAACCGCCACCTACTGGGTCTAGACCTAGTAAGGCTGCTTCTGTTCCAGCATATACTGGAGCTGTTTTAGATTCAAATAGGTTTGTATCTGTGTTAAAACGTGAAACATACCACTTAGCACCTTTGTTGAATTCTGTAGTTTTAATCCATACGCTACCACTTGGACGGCTACTTGGTTGACCTAATACAGTGTCAGTAGTTCTCCAGAATGGAACTTTAGTGTGTGAACTAAACTCTACAGCTACTGAACGATAAACGCCAGCAGTTAAACCTAATGATGTAAGAGCAGTTGTGCCCGTAGCTGGACCAGCAATATGTACTTGTCCGCCTTCTGTGTTATAGAAAGAAATGTGATCACCAATTAATTTAACTCTAACTGGGCTACTTCCTGACATTTGATCAGCGATTGCATCTGCAACACCTTGTGCAGTAGTAACACCGTCTAAATCAATAACATCATACGCAGTACTAGCAGGACCTACTCTAAACTGACGATTCCCTACAGCATAATCAACTAAACTACCAGTACTTACTGCTGGATGGCTTGATGCCCAATCTGTTGCACTCCAATTGGAGTTTGTAGAATATGCACTACCGTCTACGTTGTTGCTACCAACTACTACCCAATTGCCATCGGAATTTTTGTACCATAACACATTGTCAATGTTTAGTGTAACTACTGCATAATCACCTACAGCACCAACGCTGGTCTTAGGAGTGTAGTTCTCACCTGCATAATCAACAACGTCACTTGCATTGTTTAAAACAGTAACTTCAACCACTGCAAAATCTTGCGTAGCTGAGTTCCATTCAAATGCACCAAAACGTGTCTTTGCGCTATCTAACCAGTATGTTCCATTATCTGGATTACCAACTGGGGCACTTGCTCTGCTTTCTAGTGCATTCAAATCAACGTTGGCTCTAAGTACATAAGCACTATTGCTTGCACCTAAAAAGCTGTATGTTGAGAATAGACCATACTCACTAAGCTCGCTACCTTGAATAGCATTTCCGCTTGAATCTTTTTGGAACACAGGGGTTCCAAAACGATCTGTTAAATCTTTCTGACTTGTTACCAAGTATAGTGTGCCGGCGTTAGCGGCTAGTGTTCCTGATGCAACGCCAGTACCGGCTGCATTGGTTTTGTCTTGCGCAGTCGCAAACAAAATTAAAGGTACTGTGCCTGGTTGAGCAGGGTTATAAAAACTTTCATCAATGACGTTAACTTGTACGCCAGGTGATCCTAGTTGTGCCATATCGTAATCTCCTTAGGGATCGTTGTTCAGTAATATTTAGTGATATTTCTAATATTCTATGTCTTATACCACTATTAAAAGGGCACCAAAAGGGCTAATTATTTGTATGAAACGCCCATTATGTAAAAACTGCAAAAAGAACCTTGCGGCTATTAACTACCACAAGGAAGACAGGACTTATTATAGAAGTGTCTGCGATGGCTGTGCTCGTGGCACCACTGTACAGGATCCTAGATGGCAACGTGCTGGGTATAAAAAGAAACTAAAGTGTGATAAGTGCGGAATCGCAAATCAACAGAGTGTAGTATTTGATGTTTATCATGCTGACGGCAATCTTAACAATTGCCGTCATGATAATCTAAAGACAGTGTGTGCTAACTGTCAAAGAGTTTTAGTTAAGCAGGGACTAGGTTGGAAACAGGGTGATTTGACACCTGACTTCTAATGGCTTCGTAAAGCTCATCAATAGTTCCGCTGTTTTCAATAATTAAATCAATGTTGCCGCCAACCCAAGCAGTTTCACTGGCATGAATCCCTAATTTTTCAATTTTGCTCTTGCTAGTTGCCCAAGTCATATTGCCTCGGTCACCTTTATTCACACTTATGGCGGCATCATACCATTCAGGCTCTGGACCACGCTTTACACGGATAACTTTTCCGCCAGCATTGTGAATTGCTTTAATTTCGTTAGGGAATCTTACATCACTAATAACAATGTTATCAGTAGTTTTACGCATCTTATTCTCTACACTGGCAATCCAAATATCGTCATGAAATCCTTGACGACAAACTTCCGTACCCCAATACTGTAATACCCAACGTGGTGTTAAGTGTGGCATATTCAAACGCTCTGCCCACCATGGATCCACTTGCTCACGCCACTCACGTGCTTCTGCTGTACGTCCTTCCAGCAAAACGCGGTCCCAACCAAAAACAGCTGACACCGCATCTTTAAGTGTATTTGCGAACGAGTCGCGTCTAAATCCGTGAAAATTTACTAGATAGTCCGCGGCAGTATCTTTACCGGAACCAATAAAACCTACAAAGCCTATAATCATAGTATCCCCCAAGCAATACTATATTTTATTACAAAGTGATTACAGTGTCAAGTCTTTTGATTAACCAACGATCCAGGTATAACCACTAACACCAGAACGATCGTATTTTAAATCATCTTCTAGTTCTTTGGCTTTTTCTTTACCTTCAGCTTTCATAGCTGTGCCGTTTAATGTTGTGCCGCCAGTTGGACCAGCAATAGTACCAAATTTTTCACGAGCCTCGCCAATCATAATTTTGCATTGTGCAAGTGTGTAGTCTTTGATCCAAATGCCAGCATAAGTGTCCTGTAGGAAAGAAAAATCTGGACGATTATTATATAAACGCAATAGTACACGTTCATTGCTTTGAGGACGTTGTTGTAGAACTAGTTTTCTAGAAGTTGGATGATAAGCAAAGTTGATAAAGCTACCAAACATTTTACCAACTAATTTTTGATACCCTGCAAACAGATAGTAAGTTGCTAGTCCGCCCATACTTGAGCTAGAAAGCAAATATGTGTTAGTGTAGGCTAAGTTAAACGGTTCAAATAATGTTCCGCCATCTCCGCCGCCAGTTCTAGATCCAATACTGCGTCTAAAAACTTCACGAACATCTTGTACTTCCCTAGGTAGAATATATTCGTTTTGATCCTGTACTAGATCCAAAAACGCATAACTGTCTTCTACGCTGTTTGCGGCACGTTGTCTATAGATAGCTAGAGCTTTATCCAATGCAATTTCAAAATGCTTGGGATCTAACTCAATGTCAATCATGCCATCGCCTAAGAACGCTTTGACATAGTCAAATACACGTTCCTTTTCTTCTTTTAAAGTATCGATTAGTTCACTCATACACATATTTACCTGATTGAATATCAATAAATAGTAGACTATGCCAAGACTAAGCCTTTACAGACCCGAAAAAGCTCACGATTATAAGTTCTTTGATCGCACGATCCTTGAACAGTTTATGGTGGGCGGAACTGACGTTTATATCCACAAATATTTGGGTCCTAAAAGCCCAGATCCAGAAAATGCAACACCTGACCAACCCGTTCAAAACGGTAATATTTCTGAGTTAGGTATTCAAGATTTACTATTGTTAGAAAATAGAGATAGACAATATAGTGAAGACGTATATGTTATGCGTTGTATCTATAACTTACAACAACTTGATTGGAGTCTAAGTCAATTTGGTTTATTCCTTGCTAATGACACAATATTTGTACACTTCCATCTAAATGATACCGTTAAACAAATAGGAAGAAAACTTATGAGTGGTGACGTTATTGAGCTACCACACTTAAAAGATCCATATGCCTTAAATGATGCATCAGTGGCCATGAGAAGGTTTTATGTAGTTGATGACGTGCTACGTGCTACTGAAGGATTTAGTGCCACTTGGTATCCACACTTAATCAAAGTAAAATGTAAGCCACTAGTTAACAGTCAAGAATATGCTGACATAATGAATAGATCTGCTGAAGATCCAGCAAGTCCATATGCGCCTACTGGCGAGGATCGTTCATTATTAGAATTAATGAATAGTTACAATAGCATGACAGATATTAACAATGCTATTATTGCACAAGCAGAAGAAGATGCACCAATGAGTGGGTATGACACTGACCACTTGTGGATGATACCAGTTGATGAAAATGGCAAGATAATGATTGCTGACGATACAATGGATGGAATGACACTGTGGGACGCTTCAGATTTTTATGTAAAAGTAAATGGTGTTTACACAGATGATAATGGTCAAGAAATTACGAATCCAACACCAGAACGTTTAGCATTATACGGTGTCCCAGTTATTGACACTAGCCTTACACTAAAGAGTCCAAGACAAAACTATTACCTAAGCTACATTGGTGGAGATATTAAGCCGCCTAACGGATATAGATTAAATGGCATGGGCGCACAATTCCCAGATACAGCAACACAGGGCAACTTCTTTTTGCGTACAGACTTTGCTCCTAATAGACTGTTTAGATATGATGGACGCAAGTGGGTCAAATTTATTGACAAACTGCGTATGACAATGACAAACAACAACAGTAGATTGACACAGAAGTTAAGTTTCATTAATAACACTAATAAAACAGTATTGGGAGATAAAGAGTTAGCTGAACGTCAATCATTAAGCAAGGCCAAAGACTTTGCCAAACAATTAAAACCAATAGCGGATAATCCATAATGCAACATTTTTATGACGGACAAATAAGAAGGTATATTACTCAATTTATTCGAGCAATCAGTGGTGTAAGTTATGCTGATGGCTCAGGTAACTTGACTGAAGTACCAGTACGTTTTGGCAATACAAATAAACAGGTTGCAAGTATACTAAGACAGAACAGTGAGAACTTTTTAGCACAGGCACCGTTCATTGCTGTGTATGTGCAGAGTTTAGAGTTAAGTCGTGCTCGTATGCAAGATCCAACGTTTGTTAGTAAAATTAATATTCGCGAAAGAGATGTTGATGCAAACGGCAACTGGACTGCTACTAAAGGCCCTGATGTGACGGTTGAGCGTTTAATGCCAAACCCATACCAACTAACGCTTAAAGCAGATATATGGACAACTAATATTGACCAAAAACTACAAATTTTAGAACAGTTGGTAGTGTTGTTTAATCCTGCAATTGATTTACAAACCACTAGCAACTATGTTGATTGGACTAGTTTAACTACATTAGAATTAACTAACATTGAATATACTAACCAAGTTATTCCAACAGGCGATCAAGAAATGGAAATTGCTAGTTTAACTTTTATGACTCCTATATGGTTAAGTCCTCCTGTTAAAGTTAAACGTATGGGTGTTATTACTAGTATTATTGCTCGTGTATTTGATGAAGATGGCAACTACAGCAATGACATATTGGCTGGATCATTAATTAGTAGACAAGCAGTTACAATTGATGGTTACGGGGTATTAGTTACTAATAATAGTTTAGATCCAGGTGCTCCAGATTACGTGGCACAATTATTAAACTATGTTGAAGGAGTGCAAACTTCATTTAACAGTCGTAGTACTAAACAAGGACTTACTATTAACTGGCGTATGGTATTGGAAAAGTATCCTGGTAAATTTACTGCTGGTTTAAGTAAATTAACATTTGTAAAACCAGACGGAACTACTTCTGAAGCACGTATAAGATTAGATACGTCAGATGAAACATTAATGCATTTGACGTTCAATGAACAAACACTGCCAGCTAATAGTGTTATTGATGGTAAAACGTATGTTGACGCAATAGTTGATCCAACTGTTCCATTAAAGTCTGAATTAGTTTCTGGAGTTAGATTTTTAATTTTACAAGATATTAATCCTGCAGATAGAACATATGATTCTGAACAAGATAGTGATTATGATGCAGGCGTTATTCTTCCAGGCGTTAAAGAATGGGGCAGTTTTTCAGCCAATGCCAATGACATTATTAAATGGAATGGAACACATTGGGAACGTATTTTCAATAGCCAAGCAACCACAGCATTAACCTATATAACTAACATATATACAGGGGTGCAGTATAAGTGGGATGGTCAAAATTGGACCAAGAGTATGGAAGGCACATACCCTGCAGGAAATTGGCGCATAATTTTATGATAGATAACGTAGTTTGTAGTGGTGCATTATTTTACGCTACTTCAACTAAGAGATTTTTGTTTTTGTTACGTAACCAAGGCCGTACAGCAGGCACTTGGGGAATTGTTGGTGGGCGTCAAGAAAAGAGCGATGCCAACGTTTACGAAGCATTAAAAAGGGAAGTTTCAGAAGAGATAGGCGAAATGCCCGTTGTTAAGAAAACAATTCCACTTGAATTATTTGTCAGCAAAGATGATAGATTCTTTTATCACACATACTTACTGATAATTGAAAATGAGTTTATTCCTAAACTCAATCACGAGCATACTGGATGGGCGTGGACTACTTTAGATGCTACCCCAAAGCCGTTACATCAAGGCTTGCGTACAAGTTTTGCCAATAAAACTATCCGTACAAAATTAGAAACTGTTTTTGATATTATTGATATAATTTAAACAAATACCTGTGCCGCATATTCTATTAAGAATTGGTGATAGGTATATTTAAAATATTTGTGATCAATCACTTCAGCTGAAATATTTGGGTCACTATCTGTAACTGTTTGTAATGTTGCCCTATTACCTAACAAATTAACAAATGATTGCACCATAACTGTTGGTACTAGTGTATCGTTTGTATTAGTCACAAAATAAAATCGTGCTGTTGAATTTTGGAAATTATTATACAAACTTGGCGCTCTGCCTACTCCAGCAGTATAGTTTGCATATCTATATAACGGGCTACAATCTTGTCTTGTTGTTAGACTATTCTGTGTATAAATGTCAATTAAACTTTGAAGAGATGAATTTAAAGTAAATCTAATACCATACTCTAAATCCATTGGACCTGCTAGACTAACCACTGCTTTAATTTGAGTTTTAGTTAAATTACTGCCTGCTGCCATTACTGCAATATGACCACCAGCACTTCCACCAGCAATCATTAATCCTTTTAAATTAGCCCAATAATATAATTTACTCCAAACATCACTGTAGCTATTACCAGCACCTTCAGTTGTTAAAAAATTAATAACAGTAGAAAAATCATTAATTAAATTTAAACCATAACCATTGTGTGTATCATTTGCTAATCGATAGTTAGCATTAACAATAAGATAACCAGCATCTCTAACTCGTTGTAGTTCATCGCCTACTCCTGGAGTTGTTTTATCACCGCCAGTCCAACCTCCAGGATGTGCAAACACAATAACACCTTTAGGAGTTTGATTTGGCATATAAACATCTACTTTTTGTAGTGCGGCGGTACCATAAGGAACATCATTATAGTCAGTTATATTAGGACCATCAAATGTATCCTGTGTCCATGTAATATTTTTATTAAATGGATTTTGTAAAAAGTTATTAACTGAACCTTGTAAACTTGCAGTGTCGGTGTACCCACCGTTACTGTTATATAATCTATTTTTCTTTCCAGTAGTCTTAATCCAATTTAATACATCTGCTTGTTTATAATAAGGTCGTGATTCGAGCAAACAGGCAACAACTCCAGTAGCTTGTGGGGCGGCCATACTGGTACCACTTACTTTACCAGAAGTATATGTTGAATTTCCAGGATAGGGAAATGTTGGATATCCGTATGTGGCAATAGTACAAGTAGTTGATGGTAACGCACTAGTGATATAATCCCCTGGAGCCCAAACATCTACCCTTGGTCCTGAGTTACTAAAATCTCGTTTTTGTTCAGTTGAATCTATACTAACTGCACCAACATTGACTACTCCAGGACAACTACTTGGTGTCCCGCCTCTGTGATAAAAATAATCAGCAAAGGATAAAGAAACACAATTATTATAATCTTCGCCAGTTGGTTGATCTTGTTTGTGTCCATAATTGCCTGCGGCGCCAATCATAATAATACCTGCGTTAATACAGTCTATCATATCAGCTTCAACACTTGCTAATCGTTGCGGGAACATAAATCTAGTTTGTCCAGATACTGTTGTTGTATTAAACCAATTTTGCACCATTCCAAATTCTGGACGGAATACCCCTATATCTCCTGTCCAAGGAACTCCTCGGTATGTGCCACGTGTAAATGTTGTAGGATAATATCCAAGATATGTCCAACTCATATTCATTACTGTTGGTCTAACTGATCCAGTACTTTGCACAGTTTTTCGTATGTGCCAGTTGCGTACTATATTAAAACTTGCACTAGTAGGAAACGCATCAGGCTCATTTAAAATCTTCATACTGTATATACGAGCTTTCTTTGCCCATCCATACAAACGTCCTGCAATACTACTGGCACAATGTGTTCCATGCCCGTGTACATCTGCATTGTATCCCGCGCCTTGTGTATATGTTGCTTGTAATCCGCTATCTACTGGCCAATTAATCTGTTGCAATCTACTCACGGTGCCAGTTGGGTCCAACCATTCTGGATGATCTGGTCTAATACCTGTATCTTGTATAACAACGTCAACACCTTCTCCAGCTAAATTATAATCGTGTGTATAGTTAAGAGTTGTTGATTGAAAAGGATTAACAGAATTATTTACAGCTGGTAACGCCCAATTATAATGTGTAGTATCACTATCAGATGTTTTTGAATAAAAATTGCTGCCATCATTGGCCATTAAACGTTCAATGATTCCGTTCTCTGCTTTGGTACCATATCTAACATCTATTATGCGTGGATCATTTCGTAAATTAATCACTTCATCTAAAGTTAAAACAAAATCTACATTGCGTAAACTGTCTGGCTTTTCGTTATACAACTCAACTGGACGATTAGGCATGAATTCATTATGGTTAGTACCACTAACCATGTCTTCAATAAATGCATCTACATCAACACCTAAATGTAATGTGACTACTGCTTTGTTTGTATCTTCAGTACTCATTTAATAACCAGTAAATGTCCAAGCATTTGCGCCATCAAATTTTTGTCTTAAAAATCTATTTGGCGCACTTTGTAAACTTTGTAAGTCAGCATAACTACCTGCTGTGTCACTTAATCGGCCTGATGATGAAACTTCATTTAGATAAGATACAACTGAGGCTTGATTATATTCTGGTCGTGCTTCTAGTAATGTTGCAACAACTCCAGTAACTTGTGGCGCCGCCATACTGGTGCCACTAATCTTTGTTGCTTTAAAACTAGCATTGCCTGGATAATCCACACTACCAGTAGATGTTTCAATTGTTGAACCTACTGGGATTGCACTCATAATATATTCGCCAGGTGCCCAAACAGTAATTCCTGGACCACTATTACTAAAAAAGTTTTTACCTTCTGGCTGAGCAATTTTAACTGATCCAACAGTAACTACTCCTGAAGTATTACTTGGTGTTCCGCCTCTATGATAATATTGGTTACCGTCAACAGAACTTGTATAATAATTGTTATAATCTATGCCACTGCTAACGTCTATTTTGTGAGCGTCATTACCAGCGGCCGCAACTAAAATAATTCCAGCATTGACACAATCTGCAATGTCGGCATCAACTGAAGAAACACGCACAGGATGATAGTAACGAGTTGGTGATGTTAATCGATTATAAATTGTACTAACCATTCCGTATACACTTTGTAAACTAGTGCTAGTCCAAGGAGTTCCTCTATAATTTCCTCCCGTTATATTTTCATAGACTTTAAAATATTCCCAACTCATATTAACAACTGTGGGTCGTTTATAACCTAAACTTGTATTTGTTTTTAAATTATGCCAAGCACGGATCATGTTAAAACTTGCACTTACACCAAATGCCGCAGAATTGTCCAAAATAGTAATAGCATAAATGTTTGCATTTTTTGCCCATCCATATTTTCTTCCAGCGGCTGTACCTGCTACATGCGTGCCGTGACCGTCAGTGTCTGTATAGTGATTGGCATTTTGTGTATATGTAGCTTGTAATCCACTAGCAACTGGCCAATTGATTTGTTGCAATCTGCTTGCAGTTCCGTCTAAGTTTAACCATTCGGGATGAGTGGGATCAATTCCACTATCTTGTATCACTATATCAACACCGTTACCAGCAACAGGGTAGTTGTGTGAATAAGTTAAATCACTGGTTGCAAATGGGTTAGTTGAATTAATACAAGCAGGTATGCCCCAATTATAATGAGTATTGTCTAACGTATTGACTTTTGAATATAATTTTGGTCCATCAATTGCATGTGACTTAAAAAATATACCGTTCTCTTCTTTTGTCCCATAACGTACATCAATAATGCGCTCGTCACCTTTTAATAGTTCAGCTTCAGCTCGTGTTAAAACAAAATCTACATTGCGTAAACTATCAGGTTTTTCATTGAATAATTCTACACGACGATTTGGCATAAACTCGTTATGGTTAGTGCCACTAACCATGTCTTCAATAAATGCATCTACATCCACCCCCACGTGTAATGTGACTACTGCTTTGTTTTGATCTTCTGTACTCATTGTTTAAATTCCTGTTGTGTCGCCATTATAAAAATAATAGCCTGTTCCGTTATTTGTATTAGCAATTCCTGGTCCTGAAAATGCCAAGTAAACGCCGCCTCCACCACCGTTATTACCGTACTGAAATCTTAAAGGATAATATGTACCAGCAGTTAATGACAAATTGCCACCAGTTACAGTTACAATTCCGTGTAATCCACTATTGTTGACTGTGGCATTGGCTGCACTAAATCCAGATACGGCAGTAGATCCAATCCATAGTAAACTTCCATCATCTGTTGCAGTTGAAAATATGTAATTGCCAGTAGTAGGTGCTAAGAAGTAACCTAACCATTGATAACTGGTTGTTGTTGGTACCCCAGATGCTACTGCAATACTGTTAACTGCTCCGTTGGCCACAGGTGCAGTAAAAAATCCTGGATTATCGTTATAATAACCTGTTTGTGAATATTGATATATACCTGCTATTGGATAAATTGTTCCTCTAAATACCACTGCATCAATTTGAAAATCATCTGCGGCAGTGAGACCAAAATCAAATCTAATTCCAGTAATTGTATTATCAGTCCAGTCTGTTCCGCCAAGAGTTAGATTACGCATATCTACTGTTATCCATTGAAAAGATCCGCCATATACTGGCTCGGTCATTTGAGCATAATGTAATCCGCTTTCACCGTGTCCAGCTGTTGTATAAAATACTTTTCCGTCCCATCCTGTACCAGCAGTTCTTAATAATCTAATTTGTACATATGGATATTTGCTACCAGCAAAATTAACAGTTCTACGTATTGCAGGATCTGCTCCAGTTGCATTAAGGGTAACATACGTTGGTCCTGCAGTTAATGTTGTATTTGATCCAGTAAACGATTCAGTAGTATTTGTAAAATCATAATAAAATGGTGCAGAAGCGGTAGTTACTCCACCTCCAGGATTCACTGCGTTTGCTTTGCCTCGAGCAGAGGACATGCTAATTACTCCTGAAGCAACTCCTAACAATCCTCTAACTGCTGATTCGTTTAATGAGGTAGATGTTGTAGCAGTTCTGCCCAACTCTAAAGCAATAGATTGTCCAACAGTTGCTCCAGCTAGACTAATTGGACCTGATGCATTTAAGGGCATGGATTATTGTCCTTTTAATGCGGCAATTTCTGCACGTAGCTGTTCAATTTGTGCTTGTTGTTCT